GACTAGGTAAGTCTAGTGTTACTAGAGAGTTAGAACATTGGCTTATCAAGAACACAGAAGACAACGTAGGTATCGTAGCCCTTGAAGAAAACTGGTTACGAACTGCCGATGGTATTATATCTATCGAAGCTAATGATCGAGTATACTTAAACGAAACACGTGCTAAGTACACTGATGAGCAGTTGACTAATCTGTTTGATACAGTCATACCCCAAGGTCGTGTGTTTATTCATGCTCATCTTGGTGCTACTGATATTGATGAGATATTTTCTAAGCTTAGATATATTATTGTAGGCTGTGAATGTAAGTGGGTTGTTGTTGATCATCTTCACATGCTTGTCAACGTCTTATCAGATGGTGACGAACGTAGAGGTATTGACATGCTAATGAATAAACTACGCAGTCTTGTTGAAGAGACAGGTGTAGGTATGATACTGGTATCTCACTTACGTAGAGCATCAGGAGACAAAGGACATGAGCAAGGTATAGAAGTATCTCTTTCACACCTCAAAGGTTCAGCAGGTATTGCACAGTTATCAGATTGTGTGATCGCCTTAGAAAGAAACCAACAGTCTGAGAATGAGGACGAAGCTAATACCACTAAGGTTCGAGTACTTAAATCAAGATACACAGGAGACACAGGGTTAGCCTGTAGTCTTAGATATAACCATGAAACTGGAAGACTATTTGAAGTTTCAGAGGAGGAAACATTTGACAACACAGAATTCTAAAATTATATTTGACATAGAATGTGATGGTCTTAAACCTACAAAGCTGCATTGTATTGTAGCCAAAGAGTTAGACGGACCAATACATAAGTTTCCACCACATAAACTGGAGGAAGGTATTGAGTTTCTTAAACAAGCTGACACATTAATCGGTCACAACATCTTACGATTTGATCTAGATGTTATTAAGAAACTAACAGGTGTAGATTTATATCACAAGAACATTGAAGATACTCTTGTAATGTCTAGGTTATTTAAACCTATACGAGAGAACGGACACAGCTTAAAGGTGTGGGGTTATCGTGTTGGCTTTGCTAAACAAGAACAGCCTCTAGACTTTGATGAGTATACACCACAGATGCTTGAGTATTGTTGTAACGATGTAAGACTAAACGAATTAGTTTATCTTACACTACTAAAAGAACAAGTAGGTTTCAGTGACCAGTCTATTGCTTTAGAACATCAAGTAGCTAAAGTTATATCTGATCAAGAAAACAACGGGTTTGCTTTCAATGAAAAACAAGCCACCATGTTACTTGCTAAACTGAAAGCTAAGATGTATGAAGTTACTGATGAAGTTCAACGTACCTTTAAACCTCGAATGGTTGATGTCAAATTAGTTGTCCCTAAGTTTAAGAAAGATGGACAGCTATCTAAGTCAGGTCTAACTGTTGATGAATATAATAAGTGCATTGAAACAGGGAGTCACAAACCTTTCATGCGACAAGAACTACAAGAGTTTAATCTTGGTAGTCGTAAACAAATAGGTGAATACTTAATAGAGTTTGGTTGGGAACCTAAACGTTTCACACCCACAGGTCAGCCGATTGTAGATGAAGGTACTCTTAAAAAGATTACCCATATACATGAAGCTAAACTAATAGCAGACTTCCTGTTGTATCAAAAGCGTATTGCTCAGATACAATCGTGGTTGGATGCACTAGAAGAAGATGGTAGAGTACATGGTTCAGTGATTCCTAACGGAACTATTACTGGTCGTATGTCTCACAATCATCCTAACGTAGCTCAAGTACCAGCTGTTTACAGTCCGTTCGGTGTAGAATGTAGAGCATGTTGGACTGTAGAAGAAGGGAATGTTTTAGTTGGAGTAGATGCTTCAGGACTAGAACTTCGTATGTTAGCACATTATATGAACGATGAGGAGTATATAAATGAAGTTGTCAACGGAGACATACACACGACTAACCAAAAACTTGCAGGACTTGAATCAAGAGATACAGCAAAGACTTTCATCTATGCCCTTGTATACGGAGCAGGAGATGAAAAAATTGGAAGTGTGGTTGGTGGCTCACGAAAGCAGGGTAAAGAACTTAAAAACCGTTTTCTCACCAACCTACCAGCACTTAAAACTCTTAAGGAAAAAGTACAACAAGCAGCTAAACGAGGATTCCTTAAAGGATTAGATGGTCGTAAGATTTATATACGAAGTGAACATGCTGCTTTAAATAGTTTACTTCAAGGCGGTGGTGCTATTGTTATGAAGCAAGGTTTAGTTATGTTAGACGAGTTATTAAAACTAAACACTATTGATTATAAGTTTGTTGCAAACATTCATGACGAATGGCAAATAGAAGTTAAAGAATCCCAAGCAGAATTTGTGGGAGAACTTGCTGTTCAATCAATTGTTGATTCAGCAAAACACTTTAATATGAGATGTAATTTAGACGGGGAATTTAAGATTGGGAGGTCTTGGGATGAAACACATTAATTGTACAGAATGTGGTACTGAGTTAACAGATGAGACTTGGTATCCTTCAAGAAAAGAACGTAACATTCAAGTATGTATTGAATGTTGGAACACAAATCCAAAGCATACACAAAGAAATAGTAATAGGATGTTTGTGAATGGAAAACATATTTCTACAAATCATCCATTACACAAAGCAGGTAACTATAAAACTTTTGAAGATGCGGCTTTCTCTTCTCTTGCTAAGTATACAACAACCAAAGAAGGTCAAGTGTATGTTATAACTAACAAAGCTTGGAAGGGTTGGGTTAAAATTGGAATGGCAATTGATGCTGAAGATAGGCTGAACGGTTATCAAACATCTAGTCCTCACCGAGATTATGAATTAAAATATAAAAAGTTTTTTAAACATAGAAGAAAGGCTGAACTTGAAGCTCATAAACTTTGTGAAAAGAAATCAAAAGAAAGAAACGGTGAATGGTTTAAACTAACAATTACAGATGCGATTCACATAATAAACAATCTAACAGAGGAAACTCATGAAGAAAAACAAACAGCTTGATACATTAATTACAGACATCTATGAAAAAGTTGAGATGCTCGGAAGAGGTGAGGCTATTGATGTTAGCGAAGAAGACTTAGATAAGTTTGGTGAGTTTATGAAACAAGCGTTGGTTGATTGGATAACTCCTAGAGCTAATAAAAAACCTACACTTAGGATGTCTAACGTCGGAAAACCTAATCGACAGTTATGGTTTGACATGAACTCAGAACGAGAATCCAAAGGTTTCAATGCCCCTACTATGATTAAATTTTTATATGGACATATACTTGAAAGAGTTGTTTTGTTTTTAACAGAGCTTGGTGGTCATAAAGTTACCGATGAACAGAAAGAAATTAAAGTTAATGGTATACTGGGACACATGGATTGTAAAATTGATGGTGAAGTAGTTGATATTAAATCAGCATCTAATTATGCATTTCAAAAATTTAAGAACGGTACTTTAGCAGAAGACGACCCTTTCGGATACATGGCTCAACTTGCTGGGTATGAAGAAGCAGAAGGTACAAGTAACGGTGGGTTCTTAGCTATCAATAAAGAGACAGGTGAACTGTCGTTATTCCAACCTCAAGAACTTGACAAACCTAATATTAAAGCAAGGATTACTAAGCTTAAATCTGAAATTAAAAGCAAGACCTTACCTGATTTTTGTTATCAACCTGTAGCTGAAGGAACATCAGGAAACTTTAAACTTCCTAGGGGTTGTTCTTGGTGTCAGCATAAGTTTGAATGTCATAAAGACTCTAACAATGGTGAAGGTCTACGTGTGTTTGAATACTCTAAAGGTCTAACATATCTTACTAAAACTGTAAGAGAACCCAAGGTAAATGAGATTACTCATAGGTTCATCAATGCCTAGAAGAGTACCAAGAAAACCTAGACCTAAGAAGATTAATGTACCGAAAGGGTATGACAGTCGTTGGGAGTATGACATTCATCTTGGTATTTTACAAGACTGGAAACACCATTGGGATACAGTTCAATATGTCGTACAACATAAATACGAACCTGACTTTGTAAAAGAAATTGATGGCAAGATAATACTACTAGAAGCAAAGGGTAGGTTTTGGGACCACGCTGAGTATAGTAAGTATATTCATATTAGAAAAGTATTACCTGAAAATACTGAGCTGGTGTTTTTATTTCAAAAACCTTTATCTCCAATGCCGGGAGCTAAAGTAAGATTAAACGGCACTAAAAGAACTCATGCTGAATGGGCTGAAACAAATAACTTTCGATGGTACAGTGAAGATACTTTACCTATTAACTGGAGAAAAGATGGAATATAAATTTAATGAACGAAGATATGTAATTGAATTAAAAGAGTATATTGATAATACTTATGGTGAACACTATGCTTCTGATAAGTACCAAGCAACTGATATTATTATTGACTCTGGTCATGGTGAAGGATTTTGTATGGGAAACATTATGAAGTACGCTAAACGATATGGAAATAAAGATGGAAAGAATAAAAAAGACTTGCTTAAAATCTTACACTATGGTATAATTATGCTTGACATACATAACAAGGAATCAAATAATGGTTGAAGATAAAGTCAGTATCAAGGATTACCTTGGGATTAAAATTAATTACAACAATGAAAAACTATTAGATAAGTTTAGTCTTGCTACTTTACAAGACAGATACTTATGGGAGAAAGAAACACATGCACAAGAAGCGTTCGCAAGAGCCTCCGTCTTTGGAGCAACCTACAAAGGTGTCACAGATTTTGAGTTGGCTCAACGACTTTATCACTACAGTTCCTGTTGTTGGTTTATGTTTAGCACCCCTATACTTAGCAACGGGGGAACAAGTCGTGGGCTTCCTATTAGCTGTTTCCTTAATTATGTACCTGACAGTCGCACTGGTTTATCTGATCACTATGATGAAAATATATGGTTGGCGAGTTCAGGTGGAGGTATTGGTGGATATTGGGGAGACATCCGTAGTAATGGCATACCTACTGCTCACGGCAGTAAGTCTACTGGTTCAATCCCCTTTATACATGTAGTTGATTCTCAGATGTTAGCCTTCAATCAAGGTGTAACTAGACGTGGTAGCTATGCAGCTTATATGGACATTAGTCATCCTGAGATTGAAGAGTTCATTAACATGCGTAAAGAATCNNTCAACATAGATACATGTAACGAAGCGTTGCCTAAAGAACAGAAAGATTTAGGTTTAGAAATCAAACAGAGCAACCTTTGTTCTGAGATTACTTTACCAACCAACGAAGAACGAACAGCAGTGTGTTGTTTGTCTAGTGTGAACTTAGAATACTTTGATGATTGGTCAGAGAATCCTATGTTCATTGATGATTTAATAACTATGTTGGACAACGTGCTTCAACATTACATAGATAACGCTGTTGATACAGACAACTTAGGAGAATACAATGCAAACTTTAAAAGGTTTCAAAAACATATTAAGCCGGGCAAAGAAGGCTTTGTTAAATCTGCCTACTCTGCTTA